CAGCTTTACTACCTTTCTTTACTTTACCTGTGACTGCTGTTTTTAATTTAGAACCGGGGTTCTCCGCTCTATAGCGTTTCACTCCAGCCTTAGTCATTCCCGCTCCAGATTTAGTGGAGCGGAAATACTTTTTAGTTTTAGGTGGTTGTTTATCTGCCATTATCCTGTGTAGAATACATTAACTGTACAGTTAACAGTTGTTACATTTAAGTTTGACTTAAATACAACACCTTGCTCAGCAATGTTCATTGCAACATCAGACGTATCCGCTGCAACAGCTACATTAAACTTGGCAGCACCGCCATCATTAAAAGTTACAGAGCCAGCGCTTGCACCCGGACCTATAATAAATCCTTTTAAACGAGAACGTTGAGAATTTATCGTAGTGGTGGCATTAGCTGCCGCACCTTTAACTAGTATGTCACTATCGAAGGCCATGATTTACCCCCTTACGATAAGTTGTTGTTTTGAATGTATTGAACAGTTAAAACACCTTCACCATTACCTGCTTCAGGTGAGATAAAAACGATTGTTACATCAGATGCTCCAACGTCTTTCCAATTTGCTTCTGTCCCAGTTGTAGCAGTAGTTGTTCTAACTAAACCAACTGCAGAAGTATCCATTCCATCAACATATAAGTTTGTGTCTGTTGAAATACCTACATCTACTGTATTTGTTCCACCGTCAAAGGCAGTTGTTACCAAACAGCTTATATCCACGATCTGTGAATTTGCAGGTATAATTATTGAAGTAGTTCCAAAAGCATCAACTTCAGTTATTGCTTCTGATTGTGCCATTACAACAGAACCTGTGTTTTTGCTAGCACCTTCTCTTATTGTTCCAGCCTTAATCGGACCAGAAAAAGTAGTTGTTCCCATGTCTATCTCCTTTTGTTAATAGTCCCCGAAGGGTCATGAGGTTAATAAAGTTTTATTTTGACATAAAAAAAGGGCGGATACAACCGCCCTTTTCTGAAAGGATTGTTTATGAAAAAACAAACGTTCCGTTTAGGAACCTTGTGAACCGTATACACAACGTGGATCTGAGAAACCGAAAGAATATCTCTCTCTAGCCTTGTATCTCACGTTACCTGTGTCGAAATCACCTTCCATAGCTGTTGCTAATGGAGTTCTTACGAAATGTTTGAATCCGTTAGGTGCGTCGGTCATTATGAAGTATGCATCAGTATCTGTTAGATAATGATTTACTCTATAACCGTCAGGCAACATTGACATGTTCACTAATGCGTTGATGTCGTTGTCTGCTGTACCTGTTCTCAATGTTGAGTTAAGGATTCTATCCGCTACGAACATTAGTTGAGGTGGGACAATCATTTTTCTTGCCTGTACAGCAATTTTAAGTCCTCTCTCATCGATGAATTGAGAAATGTCAATCATCGCTTGCTCGAGTGATGTTTCGTTAAGGTCGGCATCGGTTGCGTTTCTATTTGAGAAGTTACCACCGCCCACTGTTGGGTGTGCTGTACTTACAAGTGAAACGCCGTCACCACCTGCAGAAGCTCCTGCTGTAAACGCATTGTTTAATACGTTTGCTGCTTTGATCTGCTTAGTGTGTGCCATTGATCTTGCCAATGCTTTTGTGTAACGAGCTGATAATCTGTCATAAAGATTATCTTCCACAGCTTCTTCAGTGATAGAGAATGCTAAAGCAACGGTTTCGTGTGAATAACGTGCTGTGTAAGCTTCGTTCGCAGAGTCAAATGTTACTGCTGCGCCTTCTTGCTTCACAGGAGCGTTACCAAAACCTGTTAACATTACTTCTTCTTCAAAAGCTCTGTCTGATGATTCTTGATTAAAGATTTCAGTGTGTTCGTTTTCGTACTTCTGATATTCCAAGCCAAACAGTGCGTTTAGACCCGGCTCCAACTCTTTAACGAGTTGACTTCTAGATATAGCCATTATTTATCTCCTTATACGCCTGTTGAATTCGGTGCGTAGAAGTGATCGTTGATCTTGATGATTAAGTTTGCGTTATCGCTAGTTAAATCTTCATTATCAGGATCAGTGTCAACACCAACTACTCTTAACATTAAATCTGATGTGTTAAGTGTTGATGAGTCTAATTCACCGCTTGATATACCGTTTACTGTGCTTCCGTTTCCGTTTCCGACAACGTCTGCGTTCATTCCAATTGAAGTCTGACCAGAAGCACCATCAGCCTGAATCAAAAATAATTGATTCGGGTCGTCGTACACTCTGATTTTAATATCAGCGGAACCTTGAGTTGCGGTTGTTGTTGGAAAATAGTTAGAAAATGTCGGTTTGCCATCTGCTGCAGTATATTCTATACCACCAGCAACACCCAAAATTTGTGTGTCACTGTCGCCAGCCACGACGACATATCCGTCAGATCCAAGTTTCACAACTGCACCCTCAAAAATATTCCCTGAGTTATTACCTGACTTCACAGCGTATGTGGTAAAACCACATGAGTTATAGTTTCCGCCTAGCTTTGCTAATGGGCGTAAACCAAAGGCTGCGTCTTTATTTGCCATTGTATATACCTCCTAAGTATATTTTTAGTTAATTAATCTTCGTTAGGCTTAGGGCCTCCGAAGCTTACTCTACTTTGCCTTTCCTTATGGATTGGCATGTTGGGGTGCTCGTCTTTCATTAAGTCGTTATCAACACTCTGCATTTGACCTTCCGTCTGAGATTTGAAGTAACTATCGCGTTGCTCTTTGATCTCAATCGGACATCGCATAAGAACCAGTCCCCCGATTCCAATGACGCCTTTAAACTTGCCGTCGGCTACTGCAGGTATATCGAGACGGTCGCCGTATGTTTCTGCGTTAACAAATTCATACCCTTGTCTCAACCTACCGTTGACATTCTTATCGTCAGGTATTCCACGATATTCGTATCTTACCCATCGATGATGCCAGCCTTCGTCAGGTTGTGGCGCTTCGAGTGATGAAGGTGGTACCCATGCTTTTGGTCGAGCGTCAGTTTCACGGGTTTCCAACTTGCGTGAAGTTTTATTAAGTTTAGTTTCATTTTCCATATTGTTACGCCTCCTTCACGTATCTAGCGTACTCTTCTAACGGCACACCTAGCCTTTTGGCTATTGCTACCTGTGAAGGTGTGAGCCTCACAGATCTGCGTCCATCTTTATTTACGCGCTTCGCAGAAGCAACCGTTTGGACGGGTTTCGATTGCTTTCCGACATTTGCCTCACCGGAAAATTTGTGAGGAAACTCTTTTCTCATTCGAGAATTGATTGCATTATAGTATTCATCTGACTGCGCGTCAAACCCTTCTTCTTCAATAAGTTTCTTATGAATTCCAAAGGCGGCGTATGTCATGGCCTCGTCCTGACCAAACCACGAGTTATCTCTTGCCCACTTTTCCGCTTTTGGATCGGGTTGAGTAGGTTGTTGAGCCTGTGGTTGTTGTATCTGTTGAGCTTGAGAAACCGCTTCCGGTTGAGAAGTCTTCTCCTCTTCCAACTTTTTAGTTGCTTTTAGACGTTCGTTATCAAGAGTTAATTGAGAAAGTTGTTCCTGTGCTTTTACAATAGCATCAGCATCTCTTGCCTGTATTGCTCTTTTTAGATTGTCTTTAACAACTTCGGTTTGAGTTGTCACTCTAGATTCAAACTCGCTTAGATATCCTTTATCGAGTTGAGAGTATTTAGATTGGCTTTCATCATACTGTTTTTTTAAACCTTCAGCATACTTTAAAGCTTCCTCTCTTTGTCTCTCTGCTTCTCGATATTTCTTTGTAAGTCGAGCTATTCTCTTTTGAACAGAATCACTATAATCATCTAAACTGTCTTCTGTTTTTTGTTCTTCTGAACTTGTTTCACGTGAAACCTCTTCATTTGTTTGTTCAACGTTAACTTGTTCCTTTACTTCACCGTGATCTTTTGTTTCTTTTTCATTTTTAGATTCTTGTTCGTCTAAAACAATTTCTACTTCATCACCGGAAGTATCTAGATCTACCATTTTGGATTTATCTTCAGCCATGGTTTACTCCTTGTCCTTTTCTAGTCTTATGTTAGATGGAAGAATACTTAAAGGATCATCTACTTGTGCAATGACTTCATCATCATTTACAATTCGTAGTTCCCCACCATCAATGTACAAACGAGATCCTGCGTATTTGGTAATAACTACCCAGTCTCCTTCTTTGCACCAAGGGCCATCAGGGAAACGATCTTTGTCATTATAAGCTGAAGGTCCTACCTTCAAAACTTTACAAACGTTTCCTGCGATTTGTGCCATGGAAATTGTGTCATCGGTTAGATAAACACCACCTTTAGTTTTTTCTTCTAATTTGACTGGTAACAATAAAAGTCTCCAGCCCGTCGGATTTGGCAGCCTTTCAGCTTCAGATTTTTCCTTCTGCTTTTCTACCTTTTCTTTTAAGTGCTTAGGCACTATCAGTTTCGTCATCTATTAGCTCCTGTTTTTTTAGCAGGTCCGAGAGTTCCTGTAAAATGTTAGTATATGCTAAATACTCACCAACAAGTTTTTTGTACTCGTCGTAAGATTTTGCATTACCATTACTAATAGCAGACGAAATGTCACTTTGTCTAGTCTTAATTGTTTTTTTTAGATGGTCTGTAAATTTAATTATGTCCACGTTTATAAGCTTGCCATGTGATCGCTTAGTCTTTTTGCACGATTAGGGGTTTGTTTTGCCCACCTCGAATCAAGCATTTCGGTTGCACTATCTGAATAAGAGCCTTGTTCTAAATGTTTTAAAGCGTTCTTAAATTTACGAACTCCTGCTTCACCCATTTGATAAACCATATGAATAATGATCGCTTTGGCTTCATCTTTGATATCCCAACCACCACATATGTTCATGCCACCTTCACAAGCACGAGAAAAATCTTTTTCAAATAATTCTTCCCAACCTTCTTTGGTTGTTGGAATTACCTCACCATCTATTATTTTATGACCATAGCCACCAGTGGGGTAACCCTCAGTATCGATATAAACTTCTAATTTATATCCTTCTTCTTTTTTAATCTCTTCTTTTAAATGTTCTAAATTCATGATCCTATTCCCCAGTGTTTTGCGTGTTCGTCTATTTTTTCTTTTTTGCGTAAGTTGAAACCATTTTTGGCTTTGGACCAGTATTTCCAGCGGCACGCTTCCTGCGCACGGCGGATGTTTTTTGAGATTTGTTCATAGATCGCGCTTTTGCGATAGGAACGCATTTCGGATACTTCCTCTTTGAACTCTTCGATGATTTTCTTCCACATGGTTGATACTTACCGTCTTTTTTAGGTGCTCCTATGTCTACCCATTTTTCTTTAACCCAAGCTCGTAGACCTTTTTTTGCCATTATGCACGCTTAGTGACTTTTCTTCTATTGGACATAATGCCGCCGCACCCTTTAG